AAAAATATGAAATATAAATAATATCACACTGCTCGTGATATTTTACCCTTTTATAGTTCGGGTAGTGAACTTAGACAGCAGGAGGAAGTGTTGTTAGCCGCCAGATAGTAGGTGCATTCAAAAAGAATACGAATGATAAATCAGGTCCTCCAGAAACATATATATCTCTATAACCTGCATAGACAGTGCTTGCTGTATTACCATTAGCTGTAATGGTTACATTATCTCGATTACTTTCATCAATGGATGATCCAAGTGTTCTAGTTATAGAATTATTAGATAAAAATTTAAATCTGGAATATAGTGGTACATTTGCTGAAGCACAATTTTGTGTTTCTGGATTAGTAAATGTAAGACCAGAATGTCCAGTAGGATTATTTTCTAATAAGAAAGCGGTTCTAACTGATTTTGTATTAACATTAGTAACAGTTAAAAATTGATCTTCTAGCCCAGCGGCTAAAGTTTCTCGTTCACGAGAAATAGTCAATCGTTTAACATCCTCACTAGCATTAACATGAAAATTCATAGAGCCTCTATGACCAATGAAACATGAACCAAACCATGTTGCTGGATGCCAATTTACAAAATTGTAATTTTCTGTGACACCAGAAACTGGTCCAGTAGCTGAATGTATTCCATTAAGATCAAAACCTGGTATGTATGGAAATCGTGGAATCACAGATTTCGTAATATACGTATTGGCCGCACTTACACTTCTATAAGTAAGTGAAAAAAGATATGATGATCTATTCAGCAATGTTCGCAATGAAACAATTTTTTCACCTTGATAAATAAGATTAAGATTAGGATCTGGAGTAGAAGGTTTAACACCAATATTCATGTATTCACAATCTATATCATAATCGACTTCATTGGACTGAATTTGATAAAGAGTCTGTCGTGGATCAATGGTAGCAGGTGCAGCAAATTCCAAATTATCAGATCCTCTGGTGTACATTAGAATTTTAATGTCAGCAGAAGCAACAGGTGATGTTTGTTTATTTACAACTTTAACTGTCAATACACCATTGACATTAGTGCTAGTACCACTAATAGGAGTACTATCACTAATAAGAGTTGAAGTAGTAAAAACATTAATCTGTTTGTACGCGGAATCTTGAATATAAGGAACTCTAAATTCAATATCAGTATTCTTTGTTATATCAACAATCTTAGTATAGATTTGATTAGTAGTATTACCAGCAGAACCAGGTGTTCCGTTTGGTGACCAATTAAATTCTAAACGTCCTTTGTGATATTGGGAACATAAGATTTTGAATCTGAATAAGATGTCTCCTCGCCAGTATGTGAATGCTGAAGAAACCATATACATAGGTGTAGGGTAAACAGCATCTCCACCTGTAATAGAAAGAGCTCGATGGAGAACAGGGGTTACAGCAACATTCATTAGCATGTCGCCAGGAACTCTTGTAGAAGTCCAATCAAAATCCACTAGAAAGGATTCACGTGAACAAAATTTGGCTATGTTCAATTCATCTTCAAGAGCAACTCCACTAATAGAAGGATCTATAGAGAGTTCATTCTTAGAATCGAGAGTTAGTTTGTCAACGGGATTTCCGATATCAGTAGATGCCAAATGAGGCAAAGTTGAGTTCTTGAAATAATGAACATCATCTATAACTGGAACATTAGTATACCCAAAAAGAGAAGCCACACCAGCAACTGCATCAGCAGCCATGGAAGTGGCAGTCATAAAGGGGCCAATAACTGGAATGTCTTTAAGTAAACCAGTAGCTCTTGCTATTGCAGAAGCTGGTTTAGATATAGTACCTTGATGAGAATATTCATCTTTATTGGACATATTGATTTCACCAGATTGCATAGCATCTAGCACCGTAGGTCCAACTAGCTCTACATCTTCTGCCCAAGCATAGATGTTAATATCACAATCAGAACCCACAACACTATTAGCATTGTATAGTATACCATAACTTTTCCATTCTAATCTTCCCATCTGAGCCATATCAGCATCAGTTAAAGGAACATATTGTTTGTAATAGATAAAAGGTAAAGTCATGGTTCCACCTTGACAATTCTGAGGATATAATGTAATATTAGGCCGTTGAGATAAAGGAACAAGTTCCAAATCACTACCTACTAATATTGGGGAGGGATTAAAAGCTGTAAGAGGTTGATATGTCATTAAAATACCACCATAATAAAATGGAGAAGCATTTATGACAAATTTAACTTTGAGATTACAACGAATATACGCATAATTATCTAATTTCTTCTTAATCGTAGGATTATTAAAGAATAAAGACCAAGGATCTATAAGATCTAATGGTAAAGTTGTACCTTGAGTCCAAGTGACCTCTGTAATAAGAGTTGGACGTTTCAAGAAATCTCCAAGATCAGCATTTACTGACTTATCTGGTTTTGTATTGGAAAGCGGTTGAGCAATATCCATATCAACACCAGCTTGATCATCAGTGAAACCCAAGATTTGTTCTTGAGTGTTATTGGATGCAGAAGAAGTATTAATTTCTAAAGTATCCATCTCCTTTGATTGAATTACACATGAGGTAAAACAATATGAAGGTGCGCTATCGGAAATGATATCTGCTAATGAAGTATATGATACACTAACATTATCATGACAATAACATGTACATTTTGGGGAAAGTCCATTCCCCGTCTCGAGTGTGTTTCGTACACACTGCACGTTGGCTTGTTTACACGGACAGCCTACCTTGTTATTTGGAGCAATATTTTTATAAAATTTCAATGCTTATTAGACAAAGAAAAGTTTTCAAGTTATCAACTTGAACAACCACAGGGGGTTGAGATATTTGTTAGTTTAACGTGTGAAATATCATAAACACACGGAGTTTAAAATTTATTGGGAATTACGTTTAAACTCAGAAACTAAAAATTCCCATGTTGGAAATGTTGAGTCTTGTACCCAATCAAATATATCCAACTCTTTGACAAGATCAATCAAAAGTTCTCTCTTGGTTTCAAATATTACTCTGTCGTAAAAGAAATATTCTCTAACTGCAGATGTTACCACAGCAATAATTTGTTCTTCTTGAGATATGGATTTTGAACGGACCCAAATCATTAACATTTTTTCAATAGAATCATGTTCAAGAGGAGCTAAATATGCTTTAACTTCATCACAATAACGCCAAGATCTTTTAAGAAAACTAGCATCTTTTATATCAATAAAAGGAATACTTTCAGCTTCTTTATCAGCCATAGTATAAATTATACCATTTTTAGCGAATTGTTTGGAAATTAGAGTATGATTATACCAATCAATATTATCAGAAATAGACATAATGTTATCATCACCATAAGTCATGAGAGAAACATTATTTCTAAAACTGTGTGATTCTTTGTTTGGATTCAATTCATAATATACATAACGCATATATAAACTATTCACCAAACTATTGATTATCACTGTTAATGGATGAC